GTTCTATCGGATTGCTGTTCTGATTCTTTTAGGAGAACTCTGTCTCCAATTGGATGTGCTACTTTTTCTACCATAACTGTTTTATTTTATTATAATTTATTTGTTTTCTACAAATTTTGAAATATGCCCAAAGGTAGATTGCAACCACTCATTTATATTAGGAAATGCATCCAACATACGATGCTTTAACCCCAATTTTAAAAAAGAATGCTTATCAAACTTTGGAATCGGTTCATCATATCTATCCATTATTTTCAATCGAAGATTCCCACTAAAGTCTGGTTCTGATAATTGCATCAATTTACGATTTCTTTCTAATATTTCCAAATTATTTTTAAATAATTCATGCGCTTTTGATTTCTTTGGCAAAGTTTCAATGTAATCTAACATAGTTTCGGTGGTATGCGTCTCTGCTTCTGTTAAAATTGGAAATGCTTTTATTATAGTTTTTGCACCCAAACCAGTAATACCACCAACATTATCCGATTTATCACCATCAATCATTCTGAAATTGATAAAATTGTGCGGATGAAATCCATACTCATTTTTAACTTCATCAATCGTATAAATCTTTTTCTTAGATGGTGAATATGCGCTAACATCTTTATTTACCAATTGAAGAAAATCTTTATCCGAACTCATTATTATTACCTTCTCACCATCCTTTCGCAATGTGGTAGCAATATAAGCCATTGCATCATCAGCTTCAATACCATCGTATATCATAATAGTAACAGGCAATGCACTTAATAGTTCACCCAATGCATTCATCTGACGTTTCATAGATACATCCTCTTCTTCTGGATTCATCTCAACGGAAGCGGCACGATTTAATCTCATTTTGATTTTATTCTTACTTCTTTCGGATTTATATCCAGAATATACATCTTTTCTACTTTGAGAGCCATTTTTACCATCAAATACTACTACAACTCTAGTAGGATTAATCAAACGGATTGCATAGCCGATACTTTTTAAAGTACCGACTATACCCCCAATATGGTCTCCGTTATCATTCAGATTTGGTGCAGTTGACCAAGAACGAATAAACGTGTTAAGTCCATCTATTACCAAAGTCTTAGAATTGCGATGCAAATCTCCAAGACCTTGGTGTTCTTTATCTATCTCTTTTAATATTTCTAAATATTTCTTATTAATCTGACTCATTTTCCACTTCTGTTGTAGTTTCTATCTCATCCGAATTTGAACTTTTATATTGTAAAATCGTTGCTTCGCATATTCTACGATAGATTTGGTCTTTTAAATCCTCATCTTGTAAAATAGATACGAAGTCTTTTGCTTGAAATTTGATTTCCTCTCCTGATTCAATATCAACATATGTATACCAGGCACCACCTTGTTTTAGTAATTTTTGGTCTTTCATAACTGAAATCCATCCACCATAGTTATCAATACCTCTATCAAAGAAAATATCAAAATCTGCGGAACGTAGCGGCGGTCCCATTCGATTTTTAATAACCTGAGTTCTTACTTTAATTCCAACGATTCTATCTGAAACTTTCAATTGCCCCATACTTTTCAATCTCAATCGAACTGATGCATGAAATGCTAATGCTTTACCGCCGCTTGTAGTCCATTGGTCTCCAAACATAGCGTTCATCTTTTGTCTTAATTGATTTGTAAATATAAGTGCAATCGATTGTCTACCAATCATATTAGTAATCTTTCGCATTGCTTTGGAAATGATAATAGCCTTATCGGTTGCATATCCATCTTTATCGTAATCTGCTTCCATTTCTTTCTTAGAAGATGCGGCTGCTACTGAATCAACTACGATTGTAACCAATCTATCTTTATCACCGGTTCTTACTTTTTCAATAATCGTTTCACACGCTTCAAAAATAGCCTCAACGGTATCAACTGATACGTAAAGTAGTTTGGATATATCTACTCCAATTGCTTCTAAAAATTCCCTACTTACTGCGGTTTCCGTATCAATTAAAACTGCCACTCCACCCTTCTTTTGCGTTTCTGCTAATAGGTGGGCGGAGAGCAAAGATTTTCCACTTTGCTCTAACCCAGTAATTTCCGTAATACGTCCAACCGGCAAGCCTCCATAAGGTCTATTTGAAATTGCCACATCTAACATTGCGTTACCCGTAGATAACCAATCTTTAACATTGGTGGGAACATCGCTCCCATCATCATCTAAGAAATATGCAATTTTACCATCCTTATTTTGTTTATTTAGAGAATCTGCGAGAATACTCGCTAAATCTTCTTCTCTCTTTGCCATAATTCTTTTTTTATTTGTGTATAATATTCTACATTTATTGGATATTCGTTTACAATATCCCACATTATTCTATAAAAGAAAATGGCATCAAGTATTAAACAAATCATCAAATGCGGCTGCTACATCATCTTTTGGAGATTGTGCGGTTTGTGTATTTGGTGCTTCCTTTTCCCAAGGTAATGTGTCGGATTCGGTATTGCTGATGCTAGGTGCTTTAACCTTTGGCGATTGTTTAGGTGCTTCAAGTGCCTCAACTACCGCATCTTTCGTTACTTCCGATGATGGATTTAGCCAATTTTCTAATACACCCTTTAACTCATCATAAGATAATTCCGAATATATTTCAGTAATATCTTTCTGATTTTCCAAAAGCGTCTCAATCATATCAGCTGTATCTGCTAATTTTGTAATCGATGGCTTAACACGAATTGTAGTTGTTGGGTACGATGCGTTTGATTCTTCCGCAGAAACGACTTCCAATACGATATCTCTTCCACCCATAGGGTCGGTGATATCTCCGTAATCCGGGTCAGCGATGTAACCTAATATGTCTTGATAGACAGTTTTACCAAATCCCCAAAATTTAACACCTTCATTTTCCTTACCTCTCACTATAACAGGTACAAATGTTCTCAATTTTGGCTCCATCTTCTTACCCGATTTCCAATCATCGGTATCGCCTGTACGTTTGAGTTTTTCCGCAAATTCAACTATTGGGTCAGGTCTGCCAAATGAAATTGGACTTAAATAAGTTTTGTTGTTAATATTGTAATGAAAATAAAGTTCAATGAAAGGAATATCTTTGTTGAACTTGTAGGGAACTAATCTGATTTGATGTTTCCCAGGGGTTGCCTTCCAAAGTGAATCTGTTTGTTTGGAGGTGTTTTGTAACGAGTTAAATCGTTTTAATGCTAATCCGATGTCCATTTGCTTTTTTGTTTAAGTTTTATAAAATTGTTTTAAGTTTTAAGGTTTTATATTGATATATCCTTATATCTAAATATAACCTTTTTTATTTTGGTGTTACAAATATACAACTATTTTTTGAAAATTCCAAATTATTTTGCCCATTTATTTTTAAGCACTAACTGTGAGATGATTGAGTAGATTGCGAGGTCTTGATATGTATCTTCTACCGATTCACCTACCTCATCCGATTCTCCTAGTACAACTAATTGTTTTAATCGATTTATTTTATCCGATTTCCTAAACCATAATCCGGTTAATGATAGTTTGACATCTTCTTTGGTTTCAAGCGAAGTTCCTACTGAAATGTTACCCGGTCCGTAGTTTCTTTGTTTCTTACAAAACATAACATACATTTCATGTAAAATGTTTTTGAATTCTTCGCACATCTGTGGATATGCATCTTCGCAATATTCTATTGCGGTTTGGAGTTTTGGTTCTGACATAATTGTTTATTATATTGTTTCTATTTATATTAGAACAAATGTAATAAATTAATTTTGAATTTCCAAATTAAAACGTATAAATTTTTATTTTAAGATATATTTAAATTTTTATAAACTTTTGTTGGAATTTTCTTATACCCCTGATTTGATGTAGTGATTATAGAATTTCGGAATTCATCCCAATCGATAATGTATGATGTATCGAGGTGTCCACCCGTTTTGTATTTTATAACTTCGTTTAGAGCATTAATGGTATATATAGTATTAGATTGTTTTTTTCTATGAACTAAAATAGTTTTCCAAATAGAATCTATGGCAGATATACCTTTCTCTATATTGAATGTAATATAAGTCTCTTCGGGTTTTGTTTTATTTTCTAATATAAAAACATTTGGATTTGTTAGTATGTAACTTTCTAATATAAAGCTAACCGATTTTTCTAACTCTTCCTTTGTTGTAAATAGACACAATAGTTGTGTATTCATTTTAATATAGCGTATTTAATATAATCTTAAATAAGTATAAAATTTTAATTTAAAGGTGTTTTTTTGAATACTATTTTTTACACTGTGTTATCCAAGTTGCAAACATTACATTTATACTCGCGGTTCGTTTTCCTCCTGCTTTACCTCTGATTTTCATTTCTCCTGGATTTGGATTGAATTTAATACAGCACTTTTCATTTATACCATCCAATACTTCCATTGAAATTGTAGATGTTTTACCTTTACCTTTTTCTACGAATCTAAAATTACCAAAATTATTTGATTTAACATCTTCATTAAACGTCATTTCAAGTAAACGTCCAGTCTTAGCATATAATTTTATTCCTCTATCAAATTCGGCATCCATTTCCTCTTTCCCTAAACTATTTTGATATTGCTGTCTAGCCTGTTGATATGCGGATAGTCGTTTTCCATCGCCCTCAATTGTCATTTTTTCCATTTCAGAAACTATTTTTTCAGCCTCTTCGGGTGTATTACCTTTTGATATGAATAATTGTATCGCGTGTGCTCTAGCTTTCTTATACTCTTCTTCTGCCCCATCAACTGCTTCTTTTGATGGTGGGTAATCGGCATCACCATAAATAGCATTATGGGTCTTATACATCATCGAATTTAATACTTCATTTGTGTTTTCGTTATTAAATTCACTTTCATCTACTTTCGAAGGTGCAGCACTCGAGCCACCCTTTCCCACTTTAATACTTTCAGCATCACTATCAATAAATGAAATACTATTTGCAGAGTATTCATTTGCATAAAATTCCGCTAATTCTTCAGGCGTTGCATTTTCAGGTGGAGTTTTTTGTTCATTGAATGACATAATATCAACAGTTGGGAAGTTTGATGATGAAGGTAAAAGTGCCTGATTACCTTTTCCAACTTCATTCATAAATACCAAAACTTCCGCTATATCAGGCCCACCGGGAGCTATATCTTTATCTCGTCTTATATTTTGTAATACAGATAAAGTTTTATTCAAAAATTCGTTTGATGCTTCTTCCTTTTCTTCCGAACTCATAGAATCCCAATTCGGATTATTTATGGGTGCAGATTTTTCCATTTCATCTATACTCTTAAATAAGTCTGTATATTTTTTTAGAATTTGTTCTTCGGATAATCCCGAATATCTTTTTATAGATTTTAATAGCTTCTTTCTAGTTTTATCTACTGTATTTTTAAGAGTGTTTCTTCTATTCTCATCTGTATCAGTTGGTCCAAAATCTACAACTTCTATTTTTCCTTTTTTTGCCAGTTTGTCAATCATTTTGTTTCCTCTATTAATTGCGGTAATTACGTTTCTAGCCTTTTTATTTGCCTCCGCTTCGGAAGAACCTTGTTTAATAAATTTTTGTATTTGAGCCGTTTTATCAGGTACCGGTCTTTTAGTATGAGTAACCCCACCCAATGTTACACTATTTCCATCTTCGGAAGCTTCAATTTTTTCAATTTTGGTCTTTGTCATTATTTTAGACGCGGTTAAATCTTTTTTATTCACATACGCACCCGTTTGAGTTACAATGGATAATCCGTATTTGCCCATCACACTATCTTCCCATTCTTCCGATTTATCATCAATATTTTGAACCTTTTTAGGGTCTATCTTCATTGTTATGCTTTCCCTAGATTTAGATTTAAAATCTCCTTTTGTTTTGGCTATATAAAAACCTACATCATTACCTCCACCAGCTCTAACTGATATCCAATTTTTTGCAATCTTTAAATTAGCAGGGTCTGCATCTTCTCCTTTAAGAATTTTAGAAACGATATCTTTTAGTATTTGCTTAGTTGGTTTATCCGCTTCCGAACTATCAATGTATTCACTTGCTTTTGTTATACGTGCGGATATCACCCCATCACTTATATTTAAATTATTTTTTGCGGTTATGACATCTATATTACCACTTTGAACTCTACTATCATCTGTATCTTTTTTTGTAGGAGTATTGAATATATTTGGTTCGGGTTTTATTTCCCCATTACCCTTTGCCTTCTCTATTTCGGCCGGTGTTGGTTTTACGTGAGTATCCGGGTTAAAAGTTTGAACCGTATATACATTTCCTGTGTTTCTGTTTTTTACGATATAATCTTCTTTTAATAGAGTGTACCATTGGCTTGCTTTTTGAGCAAGTGCAGTTGGTGATGATATATTGTACTCTTTCAATATTTCAATCAGCTCTGCTATATGATGTGGTTTACTTAAATCAATTATACCCTCAGGTATTCTGTAACTTAGTTCCAATAATATTTCTTCGAAATTTGGAGTCATTATTATTTGATATGTTTGGGTACGATTGTTGTTAGTTATACTGATTAATTTTCATCATCCATTTCCAATTCTTTCT